ATATAATAAACAGATTAATTCATTAGATGAATTGACATCTCAAAGAGAAGAAGCGGAAGCTTTACCTGAAGATGTATCTGCTTATATGAAATATAAAAAAGAAACAGGAAGAGGTTTTGAGGACTTTTTAAATCTTAAGAAAGATTACGACTCAATGCCTGCGGATAGTTTACTTACAAGTTATCTATTAGCCACTCAAGAGGGGTTAGATTCTGAAGATATTGATACATTAATGGAAAGTTATAGATATGACGAATACAATGATGATGAATCAAGTATTAGAAGAATTAAATTAGAAAAGAAAAAGGCTGTTGCTGAAGCAAAAAGATTTTTTAATACTCAAAAAGAAAAGTATAAAGTGCCACTTGAGTCAAGTACTGCATTTATTTCTGATGAGGAGAAAGAAGTTTATGAAAGCTATAAGCAATATACCAAGCAAGCGAAGACTATTGACGAAGAGAATGAAAGAAAAAGAAATTGGTTTAACCAAAAGTCTGATGAAGTATTTAACAAAGAGTTCAAAGGTTTTGAGTTCAATGTTAATGACAAACAAATCACTTTCAGTCCCGGAGACGCTTCTGAACTTAGAAAGAGCCAATCAACTCCTGCAAACTTTATAAACAAGTATTTGGATGAGCAAGGTTTAATTAAAGACGCAGAAGGTTATCATAGGTCATTAGCAATTGCGATGAATCCTGAAAAGTTCGCAAAGTTTTTTTACGAACAAGGGCAAGCAGACGGAACGGACGGTACAATGAAGAGTATTAAAAACATTCAAATGTCTGAACAAAAAGCACCTACAATAAGTAAATCATCAGATGGAATGCAGGTAAAAGCGATGAACCCTGATTCCGGTAGAAGTCTAAAGATTCGCAGTATAAAAAGAATTTAAAAACAATTAAAAATTAAAAAAAATGGCAAGTGGATTATTAGGAACGCCTACTTTTGCATTACAACCGGCAGCGGAGCAAGTAGCGTTATCAACAAACTATATTACCAACTTTAACTTTTTGAATCAGTATCTTCCTGATACTTACGAAAAAGAGTTCGAGCGTTATGGTAATAGAACCATCGCATCATTCTTGAGAATGGTAGGCGCTGAGATGCCTTCTAATTCTGACCAAATCAAATGGGCAGAACAAGGTCGTCTTCACATTAAGTACACTCTTTGTCAATCAGCGGCAGCAATTAACTCTAACACAGCAACTTTTACTGTAGCCGATACAGGTGTTACTTTTATTGCAATTAGAGTAAATCAAACTGTAATGATTCAAAACAACACTTCAGGTGTTTTCAACAAAGCAATCGTTACTGCAGTTCCTTCTGCAACTACTTTTACTGTAGCTTATTATGAGTCAACAGGACAAGCATTTGCTGTAAGTACTAACTGTACTGTATTCATTTACGGTTCTGAGTTTAAAAAAGGAACTAACGGTATGGTAGGTTCTTTGGAAGCAGAAGATGATATCTACTCTAACAAGCCTATTATCATAAAAGATAAATATGCTGTTAATGGTTCTGATATGGCTCAAATCGGATGGGTTGAAGTTACTACTGAGAACGGTGCTACAGGTTACTTATGGTATTTGAAATCAGAGCATGAGACTCGTTTACGTTTTGAAGATTATCTTGAAACTGCAATGATTGAAGCAGTTCCTGCTCAGACAGGTTCAGGAGCTTTGGCTGTTTTGGGTACTTCAGGTGGTACTGAAGGTATCTTCTATGTTGTAAACAATAGAGGAAATGTTTGGGGTGGTGGTACACCAACTGCATTGTCTGATTGGGATTCTATCGTTTCTCGTTTAGATAAGCAAGGTGCTATCGAAGAAAACGTTGTGTTTGTTAACCGTGGATTATCTTTTGATATTGACAACATGTTAGCTACATTAAACGGTTACACTTCAGGTGGTGTTGCTCAATCTGCATCTTTCGGTTTATTCGATAATGATGTTGATATGGCTTTGAACTTAGGATTTACAGGATTCCGTAGAGGTTATGATTTCTACAAATCTGATTGGAAATACTTAAACGACCCAACTATGAGAGGTGGATTGAATACTACTGCTGCTACAGCAACAGGTACAATCACAGGTCTTTTAGTTCCCGCAGGTTCTACTTCAGTGTATGACCAAATCATGGGTAAAAATGCGAAACGACCTTTCTTACACGTAAGATACCGTGCTTCAGAAGCTGAAGACCGTAGATACAAAACGTGGATTACAGGTTCTGCCGGTGGTGCTCAAACATCTGACTTAGATGCAATGGAGGTAAACTTCTTGTCTGAAAGATGTGTATGTACTCTTGGTGCAAATAACTTCGTATTATTCCGTTACGGTTAAATAATACCAAATTGGAGAGTGTCTTTATTGGCGCTCTCCTTTTTATTTTTTAAATTAAATTATATTAAATCTTATAAAAAATGGCAACAGTTGTTTCAGTAGACAAGGTCTATAAATTAGTACAAGGAACTCCGCTTTCCTATAGTTTAGCGGCAAGAAATCATCCTCGTTTTCCTTTAATGTGGTATGATGAAAAGAATAATCAAAATCGTGCTCTTAGATATGCAGTAAATCAAAAATCTCCTTTTGAGGATGAACAAGATGGAAATGCAATCATTGAACCGATTATGTTTGAAGATGGATTTTTAAGTGTTCCTAGAACAAACCCTGCATTACAAGCTTTTTTACATTACCATCCTTTAAACGGTAGAGTTTTTGTTGAAGTAGATGATGAAAAGAATGCAGCTTCAGAAGTAGAAGATTTAGATGTTGAAATTGATGCATTAGTTGAAGCAAGAAAATTATCTCTTGACCAACTTGAAACCCTTACTAGAGTTATGTTCGGTAAGGACCCATCAACTATCTCTACAGCAGAATTAAAAAGAGACATATTGGTATTTGCTAAAAATGACCCTCGTGGTTTCTTAGCTACATTAAATGACCCTGAGTTACAATTTCAGGCTAAAATTCGTTTATTGTTCGAAGAAAAATTATTAGCATTACGAAATAACGATAGAGAAGTATGGTTTAATAGCCCTACTAACAAAAAGAAAATGTTATCAGTACCATTTGGGGAAGACCCTTATGATATGGCCGCTTTCTTCTTATCAAGTGATGAAGGTATTGATTCACTAAAAATGTTAGAAGCAAACTTAGTAAAATAAAAAAGATTACGGGATTATGGTGTCCATGGTCGGAAATTAGCACAGGAGATAATTCTGTGCTTTTTTTTTATGTATATTTGTAAAAAGATTTAAAATGATAAACGAAGTTAGAAATTCAGTATTAACAATACTAAATAAAAATAATTACGGATATGTTTCTCCTTCAGATTTTAATTTGATTGCGGCTAACGCACAAATGGAAATATATGAAGAATATTATAGTAGTTTTAATAAAACTATAAATGCCGAAAATACTCGTGTATCAGGGACTGATTATGCCGATGTGGCACAACCTATAGCTGAAACATTAGAGTCATTCTTAGTTACAGATTATTTAGTAAATTTAGGAGGAAGTTCATTCTCTACGCCTACTGTTACTACTGTAGGTAATGATGCTTATTATATTTTAAAAATACTATGTCATACTAATAAGCTTGCATCAGGTACAACTACAGCTTCAGTATCAGGGTTACTTATAGACTCTACTGCATCATTTTTATCTGATGGATTATCTGTAGGAGATACTGTTGTTAATCAAAATACAGGTGCTATTGCTACAATTTCAGTTATTAGTTCAAATGCCTCATTAGCATTAAGCTCAAATATTTTTACAGCATCAGGACAAACATATAATATTTATTCAAAAAATTTAAAAGAAGCTGATAAAGTTAGCCTTAGTAAAATAACAATGCTTAATAACTCATCTTTAACAAGTCCTTCTGAGTTTTATCCATCATATACTTTAGAAGGAACTACAATTAAGTTATATCCTGATACTATAGATGCAAAAGGAAAAGTTCAGGCAGTGTATTTTAGATATCCAAAAGTTCCTAAATGGACTTATATATCGTTGAATAGTGGGGAACCTGTATTTGACCAATCACAACCTGATTATCAAGATTTTGAATTGCCAAACGAAGATGGTTATAAGTTAGTAACAAAAATGCTTGAGTACTTTGGTATATCACTTCGTGAAATAGAAGTGTCTCAATTTGGAACTGCTCAACAACAGCACGAGCAACCAAGTTTCAGTATGCAACAATAATAATAATAAAAATAAAAAATGGCGTATATATCTGAATATCAATATTATGATAATAATGGTAATGAACCTCAAGATGCAAATTGGGGTTCTTATCAATATGTTAGCTTAGATGATATAGTAAATAATTTTCTATTAATGTACTCAGGAAATCACTCATTAGTGAATAATGAAGAACGATATAAAATTATATTTCATGCAAAACGAGCAATACAAGAACTTAATTATGATGCTTTTAAAGAAGTAAAAGTATTAGAACTAAGTGTAGCTGACTCATTAAGATATGTACTTCCATCTGACTACGTGAATTGGGTTAGAATATCATTATATAAAGATGGATGGTTAAGACCTCTTACTGAGAATATTCAAGCAATATCCTCCAATGCTTATTTGCAAGACCAACAAGGGAATATATTATTTGACCAAAATGGTAATATACTTAAGCCTCAATATTCTACTATTGATTTTGATAGACTTACTAAAACTAAAAAAAGTATTTATGTAAATCAGGATAATCAATTCAACGGTGCTGAAGGTTGGTATTTTGAAGGGATGTGGTATTTTGACTATGGTATAAATACTGCGTTTGGCTTAAATACAGAGACAGCTAACTTTAACCCTACTTTTAAAATAGACAAGAAAGCAGGTGTTATTAATTTTGACTCAAGCATGGCAGGAGAAGTATGTATTCTTGAGTATGTTTCCGATGGTATGGAGGGAGGAGATAATTCATTAATTACAGTTAATAAGTTATTTGAACAATATATTTATGCCGCTATAAAATATGAAATATTAAATTCTAAATTTGGAGTCCAAGAATATGTAATACAGCGTGCTAAAAAAGACAGGAGAGCTCTTCTAATGAACGCAAAAATAAGAATTAGTAATATTCATCCGGGAAGACTTTTAATGAATTTAAGAGGTATGGATAAGATAATTAAATAATATGACAGATTTTACAAGAAATTTTTTATCAGGTAGAATGAATAAAATAGTTGACCAACGACTTCTTCCTGATGGAGAATACGTTGACGCTATGAATATTAGAATGGGTTCTACTGAAAATTCTGAAGTAGGAGTTATTGAGAATTCAAAAGGAAATCTTTCACTGACATCGTTATCCTATATAAATGGAACTTTATTAAGTACTGATGCAAAATGTATAGGCGCTGTTGAAGATAGTGCTAATGAAACTATATATTGGTTTGTTCACGATTCTTCATTTATTGCTAGTCCAACAGGAAAACTTGATTTGCTTGTATCTTATAATATGTTGACAGATATACTAGTGTATCATATTATAAGCATAAATGACGGAAATGGTTTAAATACCATACTAAATTTCAATTCAGCGTATCTTATAACGGGAGTAAATATAATTAATGACCTATTATTTTGGACAGATGATTATAATGCTCCAAGATTTATAAATATAAATAGAAATTATGCTAATCCAATTAGTAATGTTGACCAATTTAGCGCAGAATCTATTCTTGTAATAAAAAAACCACCTACGCAATCTCCTTCAATTCAACCTATATTAACTAGTGGTCAAGAGAACTTTCTAAAAACTAGATTTATTTCTTTTGCTTATAGATATAAATATATAGATGGAGAGTATTCGGCTACGTCTCAGTGGTCCGATATTGCATTTATTCCTAGTCAGTTTAAATTTGATATCAATAGTATGCTAAATGAAGGTATGACTAATTATTATAATACAGTAATTGTAAGTTATAATTCAGGGGGCCCTCTTGTAGTTGGTATTGATTTGTTATTTAAACAAGCAGAGAGCAATATATTAAAAGTTATTCAAAAAATAAATAAGACTGATGCAGGTCTTGCTAATAATCAAGTTTATACTTATTCATTTAACAATAGTAAAATATATACCATATTAAATGAGGATGAAATATTAAGACTTTATGATAACGTTCCTCGTTTTGCTAAGGCTCAAACTTTAATGGGTAATAGATTAATGTATGGTAATTACGTAGAAGGATATGACTTAATTGATAAAAATGGAATTCCAACAAAACTTGAATATTTTACGCAATTAATTAGTGTGCCAATTGGTAATACTACTCTTACAGATTCTTTAAGTGCAGGAGTGTACAATATAGACCCTTCAAGAGCAGGACTGTCTGTGTCTGATTCTACTTTGTTATTTGACTTAGCAGGAATTGATTTAGTTGAAGGTTCTTTTATATCATTGGACGTTTCTATATCTCATTCTCAATGGACAGGTTATACTCCTGCTCCTAATCAAAATACAGATTTAATTACTTTATCTTTTAGTTATTTACTAACTACTTCATATACATCTGTTTATCAATTAGCTTCAAGTCCCGAATTTCAAAATGCAATAGGAACTGTTTTAAATATACTTCCTGTAGCAACATCTTGTAATGGTGTTACATTTACAGATACTTTTAATTGTGCTCTACCTTTAAATTTAGGAACAGGTACTGTATGGACAAAATATGGTAGTGGTATCAATGCTATTTTAGAACCTATAAAAATAGTAACAACTCCCGCTAGTACTATTATTGGACTTCAATTTCCTTCAATGGAATATGTTGATAATATTACAACTCCAACAAAAATGGCTTATGAATATTATAAAGTAACTTATGCAAAAGTTGTATTTCAAGAAATAGCAAACCCTTCTAGTTTACATAGTAATAGAGGATATGAGGTCGGTATTGTATACATGGATGAATTTAATAGAGCTACATCAGCTTTAGTAAGCACAAATAATGCACAGCATATTCCTTGTGGATATTCTTTAAATAAAAATAGTATTCAAGTTACTATACCTATAACTCAAAGAGCTCCAAGTTGGGCTAAGAGATATAAATTTGTAATTAAACCTGATGCTGATAAATATGAGACTATTTATAGTAATTTATTTTTTGTAAATCCTGAGACTAATGAAGCATGGCTTTTACTAGAAGGCGAAAATACTAAAAAAATAGAAGTAGGAGATAGGTTAATTATCAAGGCTGATACATCGGGACCTGTTTCAAGTTGTGCCTATACTACTGTTCTTGAGAAAACAGCGCAAGCAAAACAATTTATTGAGATAAAAAGCACTTTAGACCCTACTAAAAATATAAATGTACCCGCAGGATTATACATGAAAGTTAATCCTAATACTTTTAATTTAGCGCAAACAGAAAATGCTTTTGTAGCACCGGGAAAATTTTCTATATGGGCAGCACAAGGAAACTCTGCAATATTAAGCTATCCTATGAATGTAGCAGGTACTGACCCCGCTCATCCTACATGGACCCATGTTGATTATAACATACCTGCGGGTAGTAGAATTGAATGGTATGTTGATTGGAATAGAGCAGGTGTAGGAGGAGCTTGCGAGCAAAGAGGATATACATTAGATAAAGTATATACTGCGTCTACTGACTATGATAATATGTACGATTGGTTTATTGGAGACAATATTAAACTTACTATAAATTCAGGTGTTAACAAAGGAGATAACGAGATTAATCAATTTATTCCCGGTACATCTACTCCATTGACTAATACAAATGTTAATATTAATTATTGGCAATTTTATAGAAATGCTGTTACAAATGAACTTAGTATTATGTTTAGTAGTACAAATAGTTGTACGGGTTATAATTACCTATATTCTCGTAGAATTTATATTACAGCTAACATAGAAGTATTTCGTGCGGAAAATACAATAATATTTGAAACGGAACCTACTAATGCTTTGCCTAATTTATTTTATGAAAATGAACTATCATTCGCTATTGATGAAAATGGA